ATCTTCAGATGATGGACTTCTACATCAACTTTAAACTTGATGGAGAATTTAATGAAACTGTTGAGTCACCTATTCACGAAGACTTCTCATACTCTTCATTTAGTGAAGGGGAAAAAATGAGAATCGATCTTGCACTACTCTTTACTTGGAGAGAAGTTGCCCGACTCAAAAACTCCGTGAATACTAACCTGCTGATTATGGATGAGGTATTTGATTCCTCCCTTGATGGTTTCGGCACCGATGAGTTCCTAAAAATTATCCGTTATGTCATTAAGGATGCTAATATCTTTGTGATTTCACATAAGGCAGACCTGCAAGACAAATTCGAAACTGTCCACCGATTTGAGAAAGTCAAAGGTTTTTCCCGTAAAGTGTCTTCATAGATCCCAGAACAATGAACACTCCAAACTGGCAGCACCATTCCAAGAAGGAGCAGAAGCGGAAACTGAAACCGCAGGCACTCCGACAAGCAAAAGCACGACTGAGCCACTTTAAGAAGCGGCACATGACCTCGCCCAAAAGGCGGGGTTCTTTTGTATGATACGTTCATACGCAACAGAGCAATGACCGTTCGCCACGAAATCAAGTCCCAACTTGCTAAACTCCTTGCCACTGAGGATCTGGTGGTGGAGCACAAGAAAGTAGAAACTGCTTGTTTTAACGTTCATACTCGTGTGTTGACTCTGCCGATGTGGGATAAGGCAAGCAGCACTGTCTATGATCTCCTGGTGGGTCATGAAGTAGGTCATGCTCTCTACACTCCCGATGAGGATTGGTTGAAGACCCACAAGATTCCTCCACAGTTTGTGAATGTGGTTGAGGACGCCCGCATTGAAAAACTGATGAAGCGTCGGTATGCAGGTCTCTCTAAGACTTTCTATAATGGTTATAAGGAGTTGTCCGATGAGGACTTCTTCCAGATTGGTGATGATGACCTTATCACTTACAACCTTGCTGATAAAGTCAATCTTTACTACAAGATTGGGAACTTTGTAGATGTTCCTTTTGAGGATGATGAGAAAGAACTTGTCACCTTGATTGGAGAGACTGAAACTTTTGTTGATGTTCTTGCTGCTGCTTGGAAGCTCTATAAGTTTTGTAAGCAGAAGCAGGAAGAGGAAATGAAGACTTCTATGGACTCTCTTGAGTCTCAGCAAGATGGTGGCACTCAACCTGCTTCTGACTTCAGTGAGCAACCACAAGAAGGTGAAGATGGTCAGGAGCAACCTGGAGAAACCGATTCTCATGGCAGCACTTCTGAGCAAAAGCAGCAAGAACCTAGTTCTACTGGTGGTGGAACCAGTGAGGAACCTGAAGTCAAAACTATGGAGTCACTTGAGGAAGCACTCAAGGACTTGGTTGATCACAATGGTATTGAGAATGTTTATTTGGAACTTCCCAAACTTGATCTGAACAAAATCATTGTCCCTAACTCTGAAATTCACGACAAGTGTAAAGAATACTGGGGTTCTTGGATGGAAGAACATGAATATACCACCGAAGAAATATTTGGTGAAGTTGATAAGAAGTTTGTGGAGTTTAAGAAGTCTGCTCAGAAAGAAGTCAACTATCTGGTCAAAGAGTTTGAGTGTCGCAAGGCAGCAGATTCCTATGCCCGGGCTACCACTGCCCGTACTGGTGTGTTGGACTGCACCAAACTTCATACCTACAAATACAACGAAGATCTTTTTAAGAAGGTTACCACTCTTGCCGATGGCAAGAATCACGGTCTGGTGTTTATTCTTGACTGGTCTGGTTCTATGGGTGATGTGATGGGTGATACTGTCAAACAACTTTTTAACCTTGTTTGGTTCTGTAAGAAAGTTGCCATTCCTTTTGAAGTTTATGCTTTCACCAGTGACTATCCTCTGGTGAAGTATGATGAAGATAATAAGGCATCTATCCGTGAACTTGCCTATACCAAGAAAGACGGTTTGGTTCAGGTTGGTGAGTGGTTCTCTCTGATGAATATGCTCACCAGCAAGACTAATTCTAAGACACTGGAAGAACAGATGAAGAACATCTTCCGTCTTGCTACTGCCTTTCGTTATAACTGCTATACCCGTTATAACATTCCCTACGGTCTTAGTCTTTCTGGTACTCCTCTGAATGAGACTCTTGTTTCTCTTCATCAGATTCTTCCTAAGTTTCAAAAGGAGAACAAACTCCAGAAAGTTCAGTGCGTCATTTTGACCGATGGTGAGGCAGCAATGCCCAAGTATCACCGTGAAGTCCAGCGACGCTGGGAGGATGAACCTTTTGTGGGCACCAGCTATATTGGACCCAATTCTTTCCTCCGCGATCGTAAGACTGGTATGACCTACTCCCTTGACTGTGAGTGGTATGAGTTTACTGATGTTATGCTTCGTAATCTGCGTGACAAGTTTAAGGATATCAACTTTATTGGTATTCGTGTGCTTGAGTCTCGTGATGCTGGTAGTTTCATTCGCCGCTACTGTGGGTATTATGGACCCGAGTATGAAAAGACTATGAGTATCTGGAAAAAGCAACGGGCATTTACTATTAAGAAGTCTGGGTATCATTCTTACTTCGGTCTTTCTGCTAATGCCCTTGCTCAGGATACTGACTTTGAGGTTGCTGAGGATGCAACTAAGACTCAAATCAAAAGTGCTTTTGCTAAGAGTCTCAAGTCCAAGAAAATGAATAAGAAGATTCTTGGTGAGTTTGTAGAACTAGTTGCCTGATAAATATCTAAAAGTATTCGATAAAAGCAATGTCTAGATTTGGAGATCTATTGGGAGGTAAAAAAGCAGCTCCAGCACCCGCTGCTCCAGCACCTGCTCCCGAACCAGTAGTAGAATCAGTAGTAGAACCTGTAGTTGAAGAAGTTGCAACACAAGAAGATGTTGTAGTTGTTGATTTGGACACTATGAGCAAAAGGCAACTCGAAACTTATGGTAGAGAGCACGGAATTGAATTAGATAGAAGACACTCCCACAAAAAGTTGGTTGAAGAACTGAAAGAGCATTTATCCAATTCTTGAACTGGTACACTGGGGGTCTTGCGACCCCCTTTTTTCTTGTATAATAACTTCAGTTGAAAAACACAAACGACATCATGACCATCTCCGCTGACTACATCCGCACTTCTCTCCAAGCAGTGTATGGAGAGTCTGTGACTGCCGCCGACATTCGTGCCTGGTGTGCTATGAATGGTTCTAACTACCAGACTGTTACCAAGAAACTTGATTCCTACAAGACTGGTCGTGGTAAGTGGAACCTAACTATCCAAGAGGTTCGTGAGCAACTCGAAGAAACTGTAAAAGCACCTGCTGCACTTCCTGCTGTTGAGCAAAACCTTGTCCCCGAAAAAGATGATACCTTCGTCAAGTTTGGTAATTTTGGTGATATCAAAAAGATTATTGAGTCCCGTCTTTTCTATCCTACTTTCATTACGGGACTTTCTGGTAACGGTAAGACTTTCTCTGTGGAGCAAGCATGTGCTCAACTGAAGCGTGAGTTGATTCGTGTAAACATTACTATTGAAACTGATGAAGATGACCTTATCGGTGGTTTTAGGCTTGTTGATGGGAATACTGCATGGCATAACGGTCCCGTCATCGAAGCACTGGAGCGGGGAGCAGTCCTTCTCCTTGACGAGATCGACCTGGCTTCCAACAAGATCCTCTGCCTTCAGTCCATTCTAGAAGGAAAAGGTGTCTTCCTGAAGAAGATTGGTCGTTGGGTGAAACCTGCTGCTGGGTTCAATGTGATTGCCACCGCAAACACTAAGGGTAAAGGTTCTGATGATGGACGCTTCATCGGCACCAATGTTCTCAATGAAGCATTCCTTGAGCGTTTCCCTGTCACCTTTGAGCAGGAGTATCCTTCTCCCAAGATTGAGCAGAAGATCCTGGAAGGGGTTGCTCTGGACCTTGGGGTGGAAGACCGCGACTTCTGCAAGCGCCTGGTGGATTGGGCAGACATCATCCGCAAGACCTTCTATGACGGTGGTATTGAGGAAATCATCAGTACCCGTCGTCTGGTTCATATTATCCGTGCTCATAGCATCTTCCAAGATAAAGCAAAAGCAATCCAAGTTTGCGTGAACCGTTTTGACGACGAAACCAAACAAGCATTCCTTGAGCTTTATGATAAGGTAGATGCTGATTTCCAGATGCCCGTTGACGAACAACAAGCAAACTGATAGAATATGAGGAGGTCAATGTGCCTTCTCTTTTGTCCTTTTACTATGAAACAAAATGTCTGAAAACTTTGAGAGCACTTACGAAAATAGTTTAATTCCTGAAAATTTGTTTGAAAATTCAGTGTTTGTAAATTCTGGACTGAAGGGTGGTTGTGAGGATGATTATTATGCAACTTTAAACATCAATAATCCAATCTCAAACAATTCTTCTGATATTATTAACTTCAAAACAGAAGTTAATTCTACATTTGGTAACGACCATATTTCTTTCAATAATTCAACCTTTGACATTAAAATGCCTGAAGATACAAATAAAAACGGATTCTGGAAATATGAAGAAGATAAAACTCTAAAAGAAATTGAGCAATATCTTTCCAGCACTTATCACTCACATTACACTTCAGAAACTTCCAAAACTCAAACTCTTGACTTGATTGAGAGTATTGGTGATGCAGAAGCATTCACTCGCTCAAATGCAATCAAATATCTCTCTCGTTTTGGTAAGAAGAACGGCAAATCTAAGCAAGACATTCTGAAAGCAATCCATTATTGTATTCTTCTGTACCACTTTGCTGGTCTTCATAAATCTAACACCACCTCTGACTTCCCTTACTGATTGTGAATCTCAAACATAAAACTATGAAACTGTCCGATAACACCCTGACCATTCTCAAAAACTTTGCTGGAATCAATAACTCCATTCTTGTTAAAGAAGGAACTAAACTCCGCACTATTTCTGTTGCTAAGAACATCCTTGCCGAAGCGGATATTACTGAAGAGTTTCCTCGTGACTTTGCCATTTATGATCTGAACCAGTTTCTCAATGGTCTGAGTCTTCATCAAGATCCTGACCTTGATTTCCAACAGGATTCTTATCTCAGTATCAAGGAAGGAAAGCGTCGTGTGAAGTATTTCTTTGCCGATCCTAATGTGATTATTTCTCCTCCCGAAAAGGATATTACTCTTCCTTCACAAGATGTTTGCTTCCAACTTGATAGCACTTCTTTGGAAAAATTGGTAAAGGCAGCAGCAGTATATCAACTCCCTGACTTGTCTGCAGTTGGTGAAGCAGGTGTAATTAAACTTGTTGTTCGTGATAAGAAGAACGATACTTCTAACGAGTATGCCATCGTTGTTGGTGAAACTGACCAAGAGTTTGCTTTCAACTTCAAGGTAGAAAACATCAAGATTATTCCTGGTGCCTATGATGTTGTAGTGTCTTCTAAACTTCTTTCTAAGTTTACGAATACCAAGTACAACCTCACTTATTATATCGCTCTGGAACCCGATTCCACTTTTGGTTGATGAGACACATTCTCTTCACTCTAAAAGAGTGCAACAAATCGTTCTTAGATGACGAACAGTTTGTAAGGGATGTTGTTTATCAGGCATCAGTCAAATGTAACTCAACTCTACTAGCACTCAACTCACACAAGTTTGACCCTCAGGGTGTTACTTGTGTGGCGATGTTAGCAGAGAGTCACATTAGCATCCATACTTGGCCAGAACTGGGTATGGCAGTGTGTGACATCTTCACCTGTGGGGATCACACGAAACCCAAAAAA